AGCCGGCGCCAGCACCGGAGCCCACCCACGTCGAGAAACCCGCCCAGAAGCCCGCAGACGGCTTCGACCAGTGGTGGGCCACCTACCCCAAGAAAGTCAAAAAACGCGACGCCGAGAAGGCCTACCGGGCCGCCATAAAGACCGGGGCCACACCAGAACAACTCCTCCAGGCCCTCCACCAGCACGTCGCCAACTGGAAAGCCCGCGCAACAGCCCCCCAGTACATCCCCTACCCCGGCACCTGGCTGAGGGCAGGCTCATGGGAGGACGAACTCACCAACCCCGAAACTAACGACCAACCCACCCCAGTCATCAACCCCAATACTGGCAAACCCCTCACCCGAGACGACTTCGGCTACGCCTGCCTAGCCGCAGGCATCGACCCCAACCGGTACATCAACTACTGGAAACCCTACATGGGCCTACCGAGCGACCCCGGCTGGCCCGAGTGGGCAGCCAAGATTGACAAACACTGCGGACGCGCCTAACATATACACCATCAGCACGAGAAAGGAACACCCCATGCCCACCCCCTCAACCAACGAACGTGAACAGGCCATCCATGCCGCCCTCACCACCGCCCACAAAAAGGGGACGCCCCCAGAACGCGACAACAACCCCACAGCGAACCTCGTCACACTCTCCTACGACATAGCAGACCTCTGCTGGTCCATACGCATCCTCAAAGACACCACCGAGAACGAACGTTCGATTGCGACGGCAGCTAGAGCAGGCATCACCAAAGCAGCAAACCACATCATCTACCTATGCCTTGCCGAACTCGACGACATGCGCAAAGGCATCAACCAGGCTAGCATCACAATCACCTGCGACTGCGCAGAGTCCTCCCTACGCGGCGGATACCCGCTCGACCAGCTAGACCTCAACATCAACACCGACGAACGCATCAAACGCCTCATCGAAGCCCTCGGACAAGCAGCACCCTACTGGCTACACTCCGACAACACCACGCAGACAGAAATCGCATACCGAGAAGAGACCATCGCCATGGTCGCCTACCAGGCCGCATGCACCATCGTCGCCAACAGCCGCGGACTCATCTAACCTTTCCACATTGAAGGAACACCAACATGGATATGCTCTACGAAGTCCAGCGAATCAAATGCGGTAACCACACGCTGGACCCTGAAATCACAATCGAAGCCGCAAAATACGAAGCAGCCTTCCGCGCAGGCGCCACCACCTACATGCACAAAACACCAATCGCCACAATCCGATGCGCAAAATGCGGGCGCACCGCACAAGCCACCCACTACAAAATCGACCAACCCGTGCGCGAACGCACATTCTACTAACCCCACCAAAAGAAAGGAACCCACCATGATCGACGCACACCACTATGCCACACTCGAAGCATCCGGCCCCAAGTCCTGGGGACGCAACATCGCCAGCAGCCACATGCCATCAGTGGCCGCCCAAGCAGCCGAGCTCTACTGCTCAGCATTCTCCTGCATCAACCCCAAGCGCTCCGCCGCCCTCTCGCTAGCAGCCATGGTGAAACTCCAGGCAGCAGCCACACTCCTCGCCCACTCCATCGCCACCCGAGGCGGCTACGACAGCGCACGAGAAATCTACAACGAGTGCCGACGCGCAGCCAGCATACTGAGCAGTATCGCAGGCGCGGCAGGCATCAAGACACTGGACTCGCGAGACGCCTGCAAGTACTCAGGCGCCGTCTACCAGATCGCCACCTCCTTGGACATAGGTGCCCTCACCTTTCTGCTCATAGACATCATCCGCATCGCCACCACAATCGCAGAAGACTAACCAAAAGGAACCGACATGACCAACTGGCCCAACAAAGAACTCATCCACATCATTCGAGGTGAAATTGGCGGAAAACTAATCGCCAACCAGGTTGCCGCGAGAACAGAGAGGGGAAACTATGCCGTAGGCAACCGTATTTGCCTGAGCGGCCACGAAGGCGACAGTATCGACGAGTGGGAGGAGGTTGCGGCCGTCCCCACCCACAAACTCAAGCACCTTCGAGACATGTTCCTAGGAGTCGAGCTGCACTGGCGTCAGCACGCAGCCCTCCAGGAAGTCCTCACCTACCTCCCCAGAGGCAAAGATGAGTTCCTCAGCCAAGCCGCGAGCCTCGCCAGAGACCTAGAGGGACCAAGGATCACCCAAGATGACAATACATCGCGTCGCCTCGCCATCCTCTTCGAAGTGACCTCCTCCCTTCACGCCTCCCCCACCAAGGAGGTGGAGCTCACCGAACTGGCCTGCACCTGCGCCGACTGGCTGTACCTCATAAACCCAAACCGCAGCGGCCTGGACGACATCGAGGCCGCCGCCAAAGAGATCGACAGCATACCAGACGACTATGAGAAGCGATACCTGTCGCTAACCCGCCTCCTCACCCAGACAGCAACCCCGCTCAGCGAAGGAGGCCACGGCAGGGACGAGCTCCTGGGCCTGGGAGCCTACGCCCTAGCCTGGACGTCACGCATCCTCGAAGAGAATGACAACAATGAGTGACGACCCTCTCGTCCAGCCGTCCAGCACATACTACAGCCCATAACCCCCCCCGGGGTGGGGTGCCTGGTGTTGGCGCCCCACCCATCAACACCCACAACAACAATGAACCTCGAAACATCCATCATCGGCATCGCCCTCTCCGGCAGCCGTATCGCCCTCCACGACCTCGACCCAATCAAACCCTGGCACTTCGCCGACACCCGCAACCGGGCAATCTGGGCCCTCATCGAGGACTACAAAGAACACAACCCATCCCAACCCCTCGACCCCGTCCTCCTCGCCGACAAGCTCCCCACCATCACAGACGCGAGGGTAGACAGCGAGTACCTCCTAGACTGCCTCCACGGCGCCCCCGTAGCCGCCGAAGCCCTAGCCAGCGTCTACGCCGACAAGCTCATCAACGAATCCGCCAGACGCAGCCTCCAAGACGCCTGCACACGCGGCCTCCAACTCCTCGAAGCAGGCGGAGACGCCAAAGACGCAGAAGCCGAAGTCAGAGAACTCCTCAACAACGTATCCACAGGCCAAACCACACTTGTGGACAACCAAGAATGCCTCAACAGACTCCTCGACTTCAACACCAAACACCAACCACACACACCCACGCCCTGGCCCGAACTCAACGACCTCATCGGCGGATGGAAACCAGGAGGACTCTACGTAGTCGCCGCACGCCCAGGCGTCGGCAAAACAGTCCTCGCCCTCCAAGCCGCCCTCAACCTCGCAGACACCGGACACATCTACCTCGCCAGCCTCGAAATGACCGGCACCGAAATCTGGGGGCGCATCATGGCCCAAGTCGCAGACGTACCCGGCGACGCCATCACACGCAAACGCATGCCCACCCCCGAAGAACAAACACGCATGAAAGCAGCCGCCCCAATCCTCAACCAACTCCCCCTCCACTTCGACGACCGCGCCAACCTCACCATCGGCGACTTCGTCACCACCGCCCGCCTCCTCCACCGCGAACACGGACTAAAAGCCGCCGTAGTCGACTACATCGGCCTCATCAACGCAGCCCCCGGAGACAGGCGCCAACGCTGGGAACTCATCGGCGAATACACCCGCACACTCAAAAACCTCGCAAAAGACCTCCAGATCCCCGTCATCGCAGTCGCCCAGCTCGGACGCCAAGCCGAACAACGCCCAAACGGCGAACTCGCCCTCAGCGACCTCCGCGAGAGCGGCAACATCGAACAAGACGCCAACGTCGTCATGCTCCTCTCCTGCCCCACCGAGAATGGCATCACCGACTGGACACGCCTAGACATCCACGTCGCCAAGAACAGGGAAGGCCGCACCGGACACGCCCTCCTCAAACGTGAAGGAGACTACAGCCGCCTGTCGCACCTTGGCTGGACACCAACCTACCCATGACATACACTGACACCATCAGCACAAGAAAGGAACAACAATGAGCATCCTCAGCCTATGCTCCGGATACGGCGGGCTAGAACAAGCCATCGACCAAGTCCTCGGCCACCAAACCATCGACGCCTACTGCGACAACTACAAACCCGCCCGCCAAGTCCTCAAAACACACAACCCCTGGACACGCGTCCACAACGACGTCAACGACGAAGCACTCCTCAACTACAAAAGCAGCATCATCGCCTTCGGCTTCCCCTGCCAGGACCTCTCCAACGCAGGCAAACGCGCCGGAATCAACGGCACACGCAGCAGCCTCTTCTACACCTGCATGAACGTCGTACGCGCCGTACAACCCACAGAAATCATCATCGAAAACGTCCCCCAGGTCGAACGCTACAAGGACACCATCAACCAAGAGCTGTGGGACGCCGGATACAGCACCGGATGGGCACGCGCACAAGCCTGCGAAGCAGGACT